GAGTGTTGCAATTCTTGCAAGAATATCAGATGGAAGAACGTCTTTATAAGCTTCAAGTAACTTCAGCACTGCTACTATTACGTCAACCACATTTGGATCTAGCTCCTCCTTTTTAAGTTTTTCCCTAACTTCCTCCTCGTTATCAAGAGGAGTCTCAAGAATAGTTTTCAAAATCTCCTCCATACCTACAACCTCCTTTCCACTTTTGAGAATTAAAAATTTACGCTTGTGAGCTGGAATGCCAACGAGGCTGACTTCATATGGTTTGAGATTTCTGAGAATGTGAGGCATTAACCTTCACCTACCTTTTCTCTTGTAGCATAGCCTCCTATGCTGAATCCTGTATAATAGCCCTTTTTGATTTTCTCCCAGAGCTCTTTATCGAAGATTTTCACTGCTATGATCCATGAGCCTTTCTTCACTTTTTGCCCTCCGATCTCTAAGTCTGTTGGGGCAATATAACTTTCTACGACTTTAGCTTCTGCAGGCGCTGAATGTTCTATCCCTATCGTCTGTGATATTAGCATAAACTCATGGGCAGCGTTTTCAATTTCCTCAGGAGGAATGATGTCACCTTGTGCGTCTACAGTATCAGGTTCTAACACTACTCCGTAAACAATCTGCTTTTCCTCTGACTTGATTATATCACAGTAATAATGTTTTACAACCTTATTTTTCTGCACGTCAATTTTAATAGGTTTCATGCCAGGTTTAGCCCAAATCAACCATCTTTGACCTTTCTTTCTCAGCTCTTCTATAACCTCTTCGAGGTCATGCTTATCAGCGTACGGTGTTTGATCCTTAGGCTTATCTATTAGCCAAACTCTTTTTCCATCTCCGACAGGGGCGTATTCAATAATAAACCGACCTTTAAGTTTGTTACCATGCAAAAAGATTTCGAACATATGTTCTCGCCAGACTCCCATTTCATACCATCCATGGTCAATAGCAAAAAACTTTGCGTATTTTTTACTTGTTGCACCTACTCCTCCAGGAGGAGTAACAAGAGGCTCTTTAATCCCCACTTCGAGCCATGCTTTAGGTTGAGCTAACTTAAATTGACCCATTAAATTATCATCAGGAGGTAAGTTAATTAACCTGTCACCACCTGCTTTTCTGTTAGCCTCAGTAGTACCTAAAAAGACGCTAAATCCCCAGAGTCCTTTGTCTGCCTCAAATCTCAAATCACCGTGTAAGCTGTGATTAGTTCTTAATAACTCCTCTTCGCTGAGCTTAGCTTCTTCTTCACTTAACCCTCTCCAATGATGGTGATAGACAAATCTTCCTTTACCACTTGAAGGATACATCAAATGCCAATTTTCTGCCCAAAATTTTTCAGCTAACTCTGCTCGAGTATCTCCCTCATCTTTTAGCTCTGCCTTTCTGATTTTGTCCAGCTTCGCTTTAATATCGATTAAGGTTTTTATGTATTTTAGCTTAAATTTGTCGACTTCATTTAAGTCTGGGAGAATAGCATCTACACGGTCACCTACGACATACTTCGCTTTCCCTATTGAGATACTCAAAGGGGGTTGAGTATCTTCGAGTTGATTTATCAGCCATTCTCGCCATTTTAACAAGATATTGATGTCAGGCTCATTTGTTTTTGCTACTGGCACAGCATTAATGAAATAAACTTCACTTTCACTAAGACCTAATGGCTCCAGCAAATACTTTTTAACTAACTCTCTTTTCCTTCCTACAAAAGCTTTCTTTTGAACAATTTCACTAAATGTTGGAAAGTCTCCTATAATTGCTACAAGAGGATTTTTAGGTCCTCTACCTTGGACGATGTCTAGAGATTTTTGGAGAATTCCAGCTTCTCTTGCAATTCTTATTACTTGACGTGTAGTATATGGCTCTTTTCGAGTAGGATCAACGTCAATTACTCTAGCTCCAAGCCAAGTCAAACGTTTCTTTTCCTCATCAGGAATTATTTCCAAAACCTGACAAGTGATAATGTCTCCAACATTCGCTTCTACTTTAGTTGAAAATGTCTTGCCAAGGTTAACATACTTTTTTCCATTCAGTTCTGTTACATTCTCCCAGTCCATATCAGGACTTAAAAGAAGACCTCCCCAATAGTTATACGCTCCTGCTTTAGTTGTTTGTTTGTCAAGGACAATTACTTTAAGCTCAACTACTTTCTTTAGCTTAAACCAGTCATTAGTATCACCGTCAGTTTCATATATGCTGTCACCTACTTTTGCTACTAACCCTTCTGATCTATCTTGATCGAATGCCCATTTAGCAGCTTTTTCCACTTCTTCAGGAGAGTTACACCATTTGATAAGTGAAATTTTGACAGGGTCCTTAAACTTTATGATCTCTAACAACTTTCTTCTCTCGCTAAACGGTCTATTGCTCATATCCCGATTCCAATAAGGCACATCAAACACTGTGAGAATAGGCTTTTCATTAGGTGCAAATTCTGGATTCTCTCTATTGAACTTCATAAGGGCTGGTCTTGGTGCTCGTTTTCCGTCTACTAGAAGGCCTAAGTCGCAGTCAAGAATAAAATCTGAAGATAAGTTTTCTAAAGCTTTCTTTATTTCAGGGAACTTATAAAGCTGATCTTTACCGTACTGGCCTTCAAACCAAAGCCTAACTTTGTTACCTTTCTTTTCTGCGACGCATCTAAATCCGTTGTATTTAGGCTCGATCGCTATTGGATATTTGCCTTCTGCCCATTTCAAAAGGTCTTCAACAGAGAATGCTTCAGTGTACCCTGCCATTTTAGGTTTTGGAGGTATAAACTTTTTAAAAGGTTCTAAACCTGCTTTGTTAACTTTCTTAGGTTTCCTTAGCACTCCTCTTACATATACAAAGTCTCCTCTATTGATTTCCTCAAGCTCTTCGAGTTCAAACTTAGGCCTGCCTTCTAATAAATGATCTTGTGTCCAAAAGTAAAACGTTGATTTGTTCCAAAAGCTTTTATGGTCTGGATGATTAAACGCACCTTCTCCTTTTGTGCTTGGGACTTCAAAAACTAATCTTCCTCCAGGCTTTAATACGCGCCATATTTCGGCCATAATTTTTTCTTTGTCACTTAGATGCTCTAAAATATGGTAGGCTCTAACTTCGTCTACACTCTCATCAGGGTATGGAATGCCGTTTTCAAGGTCCCATATGATGTCAGCATCCGAATTCTCGTCCTTATCTATCCCTATGTACCCTTTAGGTTTATTATGACCGCATCCTAGATCTAACTTTATTGGCTGTCCTTTAATAACTTTACGCTCAAAGACCTTCTTTTTTCGAAGAACAAGATCGTACAGAGGTATATAGTCATCGTGAGGACCATAAGGAGCGTCTATAAAGTGAAGAAGTCTTTTCTTTGCAGGGTCTAGTAGCTTTCTTAACTGGATATAAACTGATTCTGCAGGTACAAGAAAGTTTTTGCCTTGATGCTCGGCTCTAAAAAGTATATCAATGTCGTGGGCCTTATCTAAATTGTTCACAGATGAGCCTACAATATTGACAAAATCAGGCACGATTACAATGTCTTCTGGAAGAGATAGCAAGCTTTTAAGCCGCAAGGCTTCTTGGTATAGCGGTAAATCTTTATCTATGTTAAAGCCTCTTTTCTCCATCTCTTCAATAACGAATACTGCAGCGTTCACAAAAGGCTCTATCGCTTTTCCCTGCTTTTTCGCATTAGAGTACCATTGATTGAGCCTGAGCCATGCAAGTCTTAGCTCATCATCAGAAACTTTTGTCAAGTTTGTTGGCGTCATCTCATCAAGTGTCATTGCCTCTCACTCCCTTCTTACCAATATTTCTGTACACCTGCAGTTTGGATGTAAAGGAGGCCCTTCTACACCATTTGGATATACTCCACCTATCGGCGCTCTCATACCTTGCATCTCTGCACATTGATCACAGAGAAGATCATCAGGAGTCACTACCCACTCTCTTTCATATTTAGCTGGATCTAAGTAACCTTGATCGACTGCTTGCTCCCATGCGAGTCGCTGACCTTTATTAGTCGCAGTTAGCGTTTCTGTTCTCGCTATCGTTTCAGCTCTGTACCTTCTCAGCCTGTCAGCATACTTTGACATAGCTTCTTCGACTTTGCTAATAGAAATTCCTTGCTCTAACATGCTTTGTCTTAATCTGTTAACTGCATTAGCCTGTCTTTCGGTTAAGCCAATGACTTCTTTAATTTGCTTTGCTACTTTTCTAGGATGACCACCTTCTTCGAACGCGGTGCGTATAATGTCTCGGACTATTTTTCTTTGCTCATCTGTGATTTGTTTGATTAACTCTCCTGTATGAGCATTGATAAAGTCGATAGTTTTAGGGTTAAGCAAGTCAAACTTCATTTCAATGCCAAGCTTTTTCAGATTCTTCGCTGCATATTCACCTGCTTCTTTGATTATTTCAGCAAACGTATCCTTAAAAGTTTGAGCAAAAAGTGTTAGCTTTCCCCAGTCTATTTTTTCTAGCGCTCTTGTTAAATCACCTTCTTCAATAGCTTTAGCTAACTCATTTAAAGCTATCGAATCTTGGACCTCTTCTATTGCTTCGAGGAACTCTCTTTTAACTCGAGGTAGATACTTTTCAGCGATTTTTAGAATGTCTTCCCATGCTAGGCCTTTAACGATTTTAACTATGCGAGGCTTAGTGTAGATAAACATTATGTGTTACCTCCTGGCAAATTAGCAAGTTCAAGTAGGTACGATTCAAGCTCAGGGTTAGGAAATAGTGGAAATCCTGCTTGAGCGAGCCTTAAGATATAAGTTGCTACTTCTTCAAGGTCTGCTTTTGCAATATCACCGTGTCGAATTTCAGGATAATATTTGAGGTTCCACCCGTTGACTTTGAAGAGTCTTGGAACGGCGTAGTTATTAAACGTTGCTTCAATGCTATCTAAAATGGTATTAAGTGCGGTTAAGAATATTTCAGCTTTTGTCTTTGAAAGAGCGTAAGTTCCCGTCGCAGTTGCACCAAGCATAATAAAGTCAGCTAATATTGATTGAGTTATTTGCATGTTATAGCGGTTAATAACAGCGTTAATATCAAACTGTCTTCGACCTCCTGAAGTTAAAAGTGTGAAATCGTACAGTTTATTTCCTTTCTCGTCATATACCAAAGGCATTACTATTCCTTCTTGTTGGTCTCGCTTAACTTTTGTAACTAGCTCTTTGAACTTTTGAAGCGCCGATCTTTCTTCATCAGTCTTTGGACTTGCAATGTTAGGTGGTACCCAAACGATAGGAAGACCTGCTAAATCTCTTTCGATTCCTATAGCTTCCAATACTTCAATTTGCTTTTTGAAGTACCACGGCCTATACGCGCTTTTTATCAATGACCGACCCATAGGATTGCCTTTCGTAGCTTCAGTTCTAAACAGCAAAAGTTTTTCAATAGGAATAAACACTGTTTTGTAGCTAGAAGGTGAAAGTTGTTTAATGCCTTGAAGTCCCCCTTCTTTATCAAATACCCATTCAACAATAGTCTCTTGCGCTCTAATCGGCAGTTTTCTCCATCCTATTAGTCCATCGTCAAAGGCACTTGGAGGGTCATTATCAGGTCCTAAGCGCCTTTTGTAAACTATTTCATGAACGCTAAATCCGTACACGACCATTGATAAAATCTCGCTAATAGTGTCAGCCCAACTTATACTCATGTCATACATGCAACTTTCTAAGAACTCTGCTGCTTTTCTTCCTTCAGGCGTATTCTCTCCAGGTTGAACTCTCCATTCAACTTGGCGACATAGCATCTTAATAGCAAATATTAATGCGCCAATAATTGGGTCGTTCATCATTTCTTTGAAGACTTTCATAGCTCGAGGTCCCGATAAGTCAGGCAAAAGCTCCTCTTGTATAGTTGCTCCCCAACGATTTAACCCTGTTGAACCAAGTTCTAAAAATAAAACACTGTTCTCTTGTTCAGGCATTTAATTCACCTCCACGGTGAAACTCTATCAATAAGTCCTGGTGTTGCGACTATAGGAGATCTTTCAAGATATCCCATAACAGCGTACCTTAGCGCGTCCATTGTATGGTCGTTAACTTTTCTAGGTCGATCTAAAAAGTCTTCGCCTTTCTTATCCCAAACATAGTTACGTATTTCTTCTATTGTGTTGCTACATTTAGTAGAAATGTACAACTTTCTTCGCTGTATCTGGTCGATTCCTTCTAAAACTTTTTTAGACCCTGCTAAGGCATTGAAACCGGCTCTTCGGAGCTCCTCTATTCTAGCAGGCTCTGACGGGTCACAGTAGATGGGATCACTCTTATTGTCTACAAAGTCCTTAAGTAAGTTAATCAAATCGTTGTTAGTTAGATGGCTTTGATAGATCTCATCGATAATGTAGATGTTGTCGTCTTTGATTCCTACTTTTAGGACAGCCGTGGGGTTATTGAAACCAAAGTCAGCACCGTAAATAATTGTATCATACTCACGAGGCAAATCATCCACTACTGTCCAATTAGTGTAAATTATCCCTTCTGCGAGTGTGAATTTACCTTCATAGAACATGCTAAAAATGTGTGATGGTAAAATCTCCTTAGCTCTTTCAAACTCTTCTTTCGGATAGTACGGATTTTCGATAGATGTGAACTGAATAACATCAATTTCAGAGTCTCCTGCAAGCCATCGATCGTAAATATCCGTTTTGAGCCAGTTAAACGTATATGGTGTAGTTGTGATTAGAATTCTTGCTCTATAAAAGTTAGTCCTTCTTAAGACAGTATGCCAAACGTCTTTCTTCATTTGTCCTGCCTCATCTAGCCAGCATGCTCTAACATGAACTCCTTCAAGAGAGTATGGGTTATCTGCTGATCCAAACCAAACTTTTGCTCCTGTAGGTAGGTGGTACGAAAACTCACTTGCTTTGTACTCTCCACCAAATACCTCATCTAAAAACTTCTTAGTCGTTGGTAATACGACTCTCTGAAACATTTTGTAAGTAGGCGATACTACTAAAAAATCGGCTTTTGGGTCATCTTTAATAATGTTAGCTATTTCACGTCCAAGCCAAATAGGACCAAAGAACGTCTTTCCTGACCCTGTTCCTGCTATAATTGCTACAATACGTTTTTTGCTTCTCCATGCTTTTGATTGTCCTGGATGTAATTTAATCCTCATCTGAGCTTTCCTCCTCTTTATCAGTTAAAACTACTTCAACAAACTTTGGCACTGAAGACGCTTTAACTTCTGTAGGCTCTCCTCTCGCAAGACGCTCAATCTTGACAGCAACATCAAGCCATTTAACTAAGTCAGATGGTGTCAGCTCTTTTGCATCTAACTCTTTCAATCTCTCTATCACTTTTTGTTGAAGTGCCATGGCGATCTTTGCATGACGCTCTGCCATTTCTTTAATCGCTTTCTCTT